AAATTGAACTACCGGACGTAACATTCTAAAAATTAATAAAGAACGTTATTTTTAATACATTTTTAATACATTTTTAATATGATTCTATCAACTAACTCCTTTATTATTAATATATTATATTTATATATTAAAATTTGAAAACGTTTAGAGGCTTTGAGTATAAAAAAGGAGGTAAAGTGACCCCTAAAGAAATTAATTTTTTAATAAACTGATTAAGGTCTTGTAAACATTAGAAATTTTGTATTAATTTTTTTTTAAAAAGTTAGTAATTTATTAAAAATGTTGTATCTTTGTAATGCTGTTCGATTAACATGAAAAATCTAAGTCCCCATTCAATAACATTGCCCTTTGCTCATCCTGAGCTGATCGGACAGCCTTTGTTATTGTCTGGGGCTTTTAATATGACAAAAGGATACGTTTACTTTTTTAGACATATCGGAACTACTCCGGTGAAAATAGGCATGACCACAAGTGAAACAGTTCAAAGTAGATTTGATTCATTTAAAATATATGCACCTTATGGAGCAGAAATATTGGGATATATAGAAACAGATAATCAACTTAAATTAGAACAACAAATTCATAATACATTTAAAGAAAAAAGGCTTTTTGGTGAGTTTTTTGAAATAAGTATAGATGTTGTCAACAGTATTATAATTAGATACGGGAACAAAAAAATAATTAGACTTAAGAATGACTTTGAAATTTGGTTAACTAAAGTAGATATTGATAATATTAATTTTAGTGCTTTTGAAAATATATTTTGCAGGAAACCAACACAAAACGAAAATAGAATATCAGAAGAAGACGAAATTAAACTAAATGAGGCAATTAATAAAATACTGCTGTATTTTGTAGATGTTTCATTTATTACCATAAAAGAACTTACTTTATACTTATCCGATGTTAATTTTATTATTGTTAGAGAATATTTAAGGATGAATTTTAAAATGGTTGATAGGGCAATAAGTTTTAAGTCAATTTCAGGTAGCTGGAATACAGGAAAACCATTTAAAATACAATAAATTAAAAACAGTTTAACAACATTTTAACATGACCACCTAAATTCTAAAACTATGGAAAAAGAACCCGAAAAAAACATTTATAAAATGGAATTACATGATTCATTTGTAATTAATCACGAAACCAGAATAACGAGAGTGCCAGGTGGATGGATTTATTCTTTGTTTGATGGATATTTTCACCATGTTACTTTTGTTAAATTTGATAATGAATTTATAACTGACTTATAACATGACCGAAAAACAATTAATTACCCGTCTCCGTGTCCTGGCACTGAATCAGATCAGCCAGACGCTCCCATATCGGGAGTCTTTCATACATAAATACCAGCCTGCAACAGCAAACGGCCTTACCCGATGCATTATAGACTGGATTAAATTCTCAGGAGGACAAGCCGAACGTATAAGCGTTACCGGGCGCATGGTAGATAACACAAAGGTAGTATCAGATGTGATGGGACATAGGCGCATAATCGGATCGGTAAGTTATCTTAAGTCCAGTATGACGAAAGGCAGTGCAGATATTTCGGCCACTATCAGAGGCAAATCCGTGAAAATTGAAATAAAGATAGGCCACGACCGGCAGTCGGATGCTCAGAAGGAATACCAGGCAACGGTGGAGAAAGCCGGGGGAACATATCTCATCGTTCGCACACTATCTGATTTTGTTCAGTGGTGGGATGAAACACAAGAACCAGGAATGGACGCATATTTTAAATAAATAAATAAAAAATGGGACTAAATAAAAGCACAGGCAATATGTATGATTTTGTTACCCATACATGGAACACCGTTAAGGGCGCATGTTCGCATGATTGCAGTTACTGCTACATGAAGCGATGGGGCAAACTTAATCCTGCACGATTTGACGAAAAGGAACTAAAAACAGATTTAGGTGGTGGTAATTTTATTTTTGTTGGAAGTAGTTGTGATATGTTTGCGATTGATATTCCAAATAGTTGGATTGGTGAAACGCTCCACCATTGCGATCAATATAAAAACCAATACTTATTTCAGACTAAAAATCCTGGCAACCTTTTACGGAATTATGAAAGGTATTATTTTCCAAAAGGTTCAGTTGTTTGCACCACAATTGAGAGCGATAGTTATTATCCTGAAATAATGCGCAATTCTCCTGAGCCGGTGGATAGAAGTATTGCGATGCAGGAATTAAGCACGTTTATGAAAACTTACGTAACTATCGAACCAGTTATGGATTTTAATTTGGAACACATGGTTAAAATGATTAAACGGTGCAATCCTACTCAGGTAAATATAGGTGCTGATAGCGGAAATCACAAACTGCCCGAACCATCAAAGGAAAAATTACTTGCATTGATTGAAGCATTGCAAGAGTTTACAACGATAGCAAGAAAAACAAATTTAGCACGATTATTAAAATAATCAATAACCCTAAATAAATAAAACCATGGAAATTAAAGGAAAATTTGTTAAGCTGCTCCCTGAAGAATCAGGTTTGAGCAAATCAGGAAAAGAATGGAAGAAACAATCTTTCGTCATCGAACACGAATCGGGACAATATCCGAAGCAAGCCTGCTTTGAGGTTTGGGGTGATACCACCGACCTGGTGCAGGGATTGAAACCAGGTGAAGAGATAATGGTATGGTTCAATATCGAATCACGCGAATACAACGGTAAATATTATACCGGCCTAAAGGCTTCAACACTTCAACGCACCGTGGTGGCTCAGCCCGTCAAAGGCGAGCCGATGACCGCGCCACAACAGTTTGAAGCTGATAAAAACCAGGGAGGCGGGCCAGCGTTACCGTTTTAATTATGCCTAAATACATTGTTGGATTCAAACACAACGGAAACGGTATTGATTGGTTACATGAGCCGATCAATACCGTATCAGAGAATCATATTAAATCCGCTGAGATCGAAGCAGGCCCCGAATGTGATGCTATTACCAGACAGCCTGGAATAATGCCGTACAAGGCAGGAAAAGTGCCTTATTTGCAATGTTTACAGATCAGAATAAGATTCATCCGATGTAACAATAATTTGAAATGACCTCCGCCCAAATAATCGAAATAGCCTGCTATGTTTCCGGCACCACCCCGCGACAGGTGATAGAACGCAAGACCTCCACGGCGAATATAAACGTGCGGGCATTGATATGCTACCTGCTAAGAAAGCACCTCAATATGCACACCGTTTTAATCGGTGAACTGCTAAACAGGCCGAACAGCGATATACTAAAGATACTCCGTGTGATTGAGGATAGTAAGGACTTTATACTACTGCCGCGAATGATAAAATTATACGATATGATGGACCAGGCCGATAGAATTATTACAGATGAGAAACAGAATTGATAATAGTTACCTATATTTGCAGAGGAATTACATTTGTAAATATGGCAGAACCGAAGAAACGCCTATTATCGGAACTTAAAAAGCTACCCAACAACCCGCGAACGATCAAAGATGAATCGTTCAAATCCTTATGTAAATCAATACAAGACAATCCCGACTATTTCGAGGCACGCCCGTGCATACTTTCTGACCGCACCGGGGAGTTAATAATTATAGCCGGAAATCAGCGTTATGATGCAGCAAAGTATTTGAAGTTGAAGGAAATCCCTACACACTTAATATCCGGGCTTACCGAAGATCGGGAGCAGGAAATTATAATACGCGATAACGTGGCAAATGGGGAGTGGGATGTTTCGGCTTTGACAGAGTGGGATAAGGTGAAGCTGGAAGAGTGGGGGGTTATATTACCAACATGGGCAGAATTACCAACAGATGATGAGTTGATCGGTGAAGAAAAAAACAAACCTGCCACAATGAAAATAACATTTCCAACACCAGAAGATTTGCAGAAGTGTGAATCTGAAATACAAGAGGTAATAAATAGACTTTGTCCAAAAGCATTTTATTCTGTTTCAGCAGGTGAAATATGAGATTAGAAAAAGCATCATATAAAGCAATTGCTTATTCTTGCATGAATTTTCATTATGCAAAAGCTATACCTGTTAATCCAACTGGATTTTCAGTTTTTTATGATACAAATGAGTTTTGTGGAGTTATTATTTTTTCAATTGGGGCAAATCCAAATTTAGGATTACCATATAATTTAAAACAAGGCCAGGTAATAGAACTTACAAGGGTTGCATTAAATTCAAAGCAAATTATTACAAGCAAATGTTTAAGTTTAAGCTTAAGTTTAATAAAAAAGCAACTACCTTTAGTTAAATTAATAGTTTCATTTGCAGATCAAAACCAAAATCATATCGGGATAATATATCAAGCGACTAATTGGTATTATACAGGAATTGGAAAATCAACACCAAAATATTTAGTTAATGGGAAATGGGTACATCAGAGACAATTTGGTTCATTAGGGTACTCAATAAAACAAAACTCAATAGATAAAAAAATAGAAACTAAAATTGGATTAGATAAATACAGATACATTTACCCATTGACAAAAGAATTAATACCTTTGTGTAAATCATTATCAAAACCTTACCCAAAGAAACAACCTGCGGAATTACCTCACAAGGGAGAGGGTGAATCATTCCAGATTCAAGGGGCGTTCGATTCGACCATTCCGCTCAAAGTTAATTAATAATGGCATACAAGACCGCAGAACTCGAAGCGAAGGCACTTGAAGTAATTCAGAAGAATATGCTTGTGTTTATTCACGAGGTATGCAATTTTATGAACATCGAAAGGCAGACTTTTTATAACCATGAGTTAGACAAATTAGACAGTATAAAAGATGCACTGGAAAAGAACAAATCTACCCTTAAAGCCGGCCTCCGTAAAAAATGGTATGATTCAGATAATGCAACGGTTCAAATAGCTCTGTATAAGCTGATTGGAACAGAGGCAGAATCCGACCGAATCAACTCACAGCATAACAAAATAGATGTTCCAGAAGGTATTAAAATTATTCTCACCGATGGCCGACTATAACGTAAAATATGGCTATATATTTTCCAAGACGCTGGAGGCTTTCAACCAGGGGAAGAAAGTTATTATCCATAAGGGCGGCACAGGATGTTTCACCGGTGATACACTTGTTAGAACATTAGATGGATATACTCCAATTTCTCAAATAAACATTGGTGATTTTGTTTATAGTGTTGAGGGTAATAAGTGCAATTTAAAGCAAGTTGTTAATAAATATTTGTACACGGGGGTACACCCGAAGCATAAATTAATTACATTTGTATCTGATAACTTTAAAATCAGATGCACTTATGGACACAAATTTAGAATTAATGGCGAATGGGTTGAAGCTCATATCATTGCCAAACGAATCCTGGAAAATACTAAGTCCCAGGTATGCAATATCAACAACAGGGAGATTAGCAACAACGGGGAAACACTCGAAGACTGTTTACAAGAATCGGATAGACATAATGAATCCGGCAAAGGACAACTCAGGGTATCTGAGAACGGTAATGGATGGGACAACTGTAAAGATTCACAGGATTGTAGCCAAAGCGTTTATTCCAAATCCAGAAGGGAAAGCAACAGTAAATCACAAGAATGGGATAAAATCAGACAACAGAATACAGAATCTGGAGTGGGCGACATACAGGGAAAACATAGATCATGCCGTGGAAAATGGGTTTGTATCAAGGATGAAGGGGTCGTCGAATGGGAATTCCAAATTGAAGGAAAGTCAAGTTATGGAGATAAAACGATTATCGAGAGAAACGAATTTGACCAGAAAACAAATAGCGGCAAAATTCCACAACGTAACAGTGTCAGACATAAAGGATATTCGCGCTGGACGGATTTGGAAACATATTCAGTAAATAAAATTATATTTTCAGAGTATTCAGAACCCGTTTACGATATTACCGTAGATGGGTTTCATTCGTATTTGGTTACAGAAAGGAATATCGTTTGCCATAATTCTGGAAAAACGTATGACCTTATGATATTCATTATCTTTTATATCGCAATGCGTATGAAGGATAAAATCATTACAATTGTATCTGAGTCCAAACCACACCTGGACATAGGCGTTATACGAATATTGAAGCAGTTAATGATTCAGACCGATACATTCAGTTCATTTGAATATAACATTAGCACGGGACGATATACTTTTAAGAGCGGCAGTGTTATTGAGTTTTTCTCAGCCGATCGTATAGATAAGGCACTTGGAGCAAGGCGTTACCTACTTTATGGTAACGAGATAAACTCCCTTAAATTCGAGGTATGGGATGAGTTGGCCAGGCGTTCAGAAATCGTAATTGGCGACTTCAACCCAACACAGCAGTTTTGGCTCGAAAAGTTCATAGAATTCTATGGTGATGTGGAGGTAATAACTTCCAACTATACACATAATCCGTTTCTATCCGATACCGAAAAGGCCAGGATAGAACGCCGCGTTTCTATGGATGCGAACTTCAAGCGTATTCATATAGACTGTGAATATGGGAGCTATGAAGGATTGGTATTCACGGAGTTTACGATTATAAACGATATGCCAGATTGTAACTTCGTTTATGGTCTCGACTTCGGATTTACCAACGACCCGACAGCGTTAATAAAGATCGGACTGAAAGACGACTGCCTGTATTTTGATGAGATGATATACCGTACTGGATTGACCAACTCAGATATTACTGCCCTATTTAAACAGTTAGGCATACGACCTGCATACGATGAGATAGTTGCCGACAGTGCAGAACCGAAAAGCATAGAGGACATTCTAAGGGCCGGATACAACGTGAAGCCTTCATTAAAGGGTCCGGATTCAATTCGATCAGGTATTGACAGCCTGAAGCAATACAAACTATTCATAACACAGCGTTCTACAAACCTGATTAAAGAGTTCCGAAACTATTCCTGGATAATGGATAAAGAAGGCAATGCAACCAACAAGCCCGCTGATGTGTTTAATCACGGAATTGATGCTATCAGATATGGGCATCAAAAATTAGTTAAGCCTGTTTTAAACGACTACTTCCTATGAGATACGAAAAGAAAGACATATTCAACACGGCGAAGCCACTTGAAAATAGGTTCAACCAGATCATATATGCGTATATCGGCAAGGGAGTTCCTTTTGCTTTGTCGCCTGATTTTAGGACTTTCGTTAACGAGGGATATGCAGGTAATGTAAATCTATATCCTGTTATCCGTAAGATCGTTGATCCTTGTATTGGCGTTGAATGGGAGTTAAAAGACCATGCCACGGATGAAGAAGCATCCGATCAGACTATGATGCAACTGCTTAGAACTCCGAACTCTCACCAGGGACTTAATGAGTTTATAGATGAGGCGTTAGTATGGCGGCTGGTAACAGGCAATAGATATATATATTGGATGGCACCGGAAAACGGCCCGAACAGAGGCAAGCCGGCAGAGATGCACTTACTGCCAGCCTCCGAAGTTAGAATCATGCAAGGCGACTGGCTCGATCCTGTAGCCGGTTATAAGCTGGCTATCGGCGATACATGGAAGGTGTTAGCGAAGGAGCAAGTCATACATGGCAAGAAAACATCAATACAGTACGATCTATCAGGAACGCAACTTTACGGTATGTCGCCAATTCAGGCAGCGTTAAAAGTAATGGCGGCAACCAATACCGGCTATGATCAGTTAGTCAAGAACTTTGAGAACGGCGGCCCAGATATCATTATCACCAATACAGAAGCCGGGGCCGGTGGTCTTGAATATGAAAAGGAACAACGCGATTCGATATGGGAAACATTTGTAAGACGGTTCCGGGGCAAGAGCAAAGAGCGGTTTATGATTAAGAATAAACCCGTTGAAGTTCACGAGATAGGCAAGTCGCCTGTTGATTTGAATCTTATTGAGTTTATGAAGATGTCGCTTCGGGATTACTGTAACATTTACAACGTGCCTGTGGTGTTGCTCAATGATAATAGTTCCTCGACATACAACAACGTGAAGGAGGCAACAAAGGCATTATGGAATAACGCCGTAATACCTGAACTTGAATATCTGAAAGAAGACCTGAATAAACTTTGCGCTGTTTACAATAAGATCGCAGGAACGGATATATATTTCGATTACTGCCTTGATAATATACCGGAACTGCAAGAAGACCGATCTGCTATGGCCGCCTCCATGTCCGCTGCATGGTGGTTAACTCCTGATGAAAAACGTGAGGCAATGGATTTGCAGGCAATAGGCACCCCTGAGATGCAAACCATATACGCTCCGATGGGGATAGTGCCCCTCATAGAAGTGAATACGCCCGTTGATTTGTCGGTGAACGCTAACAAATGGTATGATAATAATACAACTGTAAAATACTAATGAATTACGCACAGAAAATAGAGAAACAACGGCAGCGGTACTACGGTTCCGCCCGCTCTACTATGCGTAAGGCTATCAAATCATATAATGATGCGTTCCTTGCTGAAGCCCGGAAGTGTTCAACACCGCAGCAAATACTGGCTATTTCAGACAAGGAACTAAGGACAACACAGGTAGAGCAAGGCATCCGCCGCGTATATATGACTACTTGCCCGTACTTCGCCGACCAGGCAGTAAAGCAGTTGAAGCCGAGAAAGGCAGCACCGGATAACATTACGCCAGACCCGTGGCTGGAAACGATAGACAGATTTGTAAAGACCAGATTAGGCAAGCGAATAACATGGATAACTGAAACTACTAAGGACTTTATATTCGGCACGACACAACGAATTGTTAACGATGCTATCCAGGAGGGGTTAGGTGTTGATAAGATTACCGAACAGATAGCTAAGGAGTTTAGCATATCAGAGAAATACCGGGCGGAACGCATTGCAAGAACGGAGGTTGTGAGCGCATCGAATCAGGGGTCATTTATGGGTGCTGAATCGCTGGATGTGGATTTGGATAAGGAATGGATAAGTTATGTAGATGACCGAACGCGGGATAGCCATTTGCCTATGCCTATCGGTGTTGGCGGAGAGGTAGTGGGTATGAACGAGCCGTTCAGCAACGGATTAGACTATCCCGGCGACCCCGATGGAGAAGCCGATGAAGTAATAAACTGCCGATGCACTATCGGATATGCAGAAAAGACAAATGATATATCAATAGGACGTGAAATACCTGAATAATATGGAACTACTTAAAAAGCAATACAGCAAGGGAGCCGTTAAGGATGTGAGCGGTCGTACCGTAACCGGATATTATGCATCCTGGGGAGCATTGGCAGACGACCCTGCACCTGATTCGATGTGGATAGATTCCGACGGTGATGTTTTCGACCCTACAGCCTTCAACAAGACGATAGCACAAAACGGTCCGGAAGGAGCAAACAGAATATGGCACCTTTTTAATCATAGCTTCGGGGCGCCTATCAACAAGCCAAAAGTATTGAAGGCCGATAACTTCGGGGTGTACTTTGAGACGGTATTCCCTGAAACTACACTTGGCAATGATACTTTAAAGCTATACGAAGCCGGGGCCATAACGGAACACTCTGTTATGTTCAATATCATTCAGTCCCGTACTAATGAACGCTCTATGCAGGGCGAAGAATATCAACTGATTCAAGAGGTCAGGATGTGGGAAGGTTCGTCCGTGCTTTGGGGTGCCAATAGCAACACTCCGACAACGGGTATCAAGTCCGAACAGGCAGAGGCACAAATTAAGCTGCTCGACAGCCTGATGCACAACGGGACGTTCTCAGATGAGACGTTCCTAATGATCGAAAAGTCATTACAAGACATAAAAGCAATTTATAAGGGTACGAACGATCTTCATCCCGAACCTAAGCATACAGAACCGGCAAAACCGACTGATGCTGAATTAATCAAATCGTTTTACCTTAAACTAATTTAAAATGGAAGACAAAGACCTGGACTTGATCGCTAAAGAAGCCGAAAAAGTCGAAGCGAAAATGGTTAAGCTGGTAGAAAACCGCATTGACCCTATTATCAAAAAGCTGGCCGAACAAGGTGAGATCACTCCCTCGGAAGCTGAAGAAATCAAGAAATATGGAGCCAAATTTGAGGCATTCCAGAAACAACTTGACGACCTGGATTTGAAACTTCAAAAGGGAAGCATCCCTGATGAATCTGCACCACTTGAAAAACAGATCGACCACGTTATAAGCAAGGCCGAATGGATGGCAAACTTTAAGGAAACGAAAAAGGGAGCCGGTATGTTTGACTTTAAAGGCATCGACCTGCATCAAAAAGCCGGTACCGTTACCCGTGTTGCCGACACTATCGCCCCTCAGTTTGCACCGTTCCAGTTCGCACCATCCCGCCGTGTGCATGTTCGCGATTTACTCCCTGTCGGCACTACCAATTCCCCTTACATCTGGATGCCTTATGAATCGGCAATTACCAATAGCATCGCCCGCGTTGCTGAAGGTGGATTGAAGCCATTGTCAGACTTTACTCCTGCTGTTACCAAATGGGCTATCGAAAAGATCGCTACATCCATAAAATTCTCGGAAGAAATTCTGGAAGATATGCCGATGTTCACGTCGTATTTGACTACCCGGTGGCTCGAACTTTTGAAACAAGCCGAAGACACCAAGTTGTTATATGGTACTGGTAGCTCCGACATCAAAGGTTTGACAGTTTCCGGTACTGCTTATACTGATGTTCTTGCCGACAGTAAAGTTGACATGTACATGATTTTGGACGCTGCCACTACTCAGGTTCAGACCGCCAATTTCACGCCTAACATCATTCTGTTGCACCCAACAGACGCGATGAAGTTAAGGCAGCTTCGTGATACTACCGGCGCACCGTACTTCTTGTATTCGCTCGGATCAAATCAGCCTATGGTTATCAATGGGGCTCAGATCATCGTTACTCCTGCCGTTACTGTTGGTGATTTCCTTGTTGGTGATTTCTCGATGGGAGCACAGATTTGGGATCGTAAGTCGGCGAATATCAAATTTTACGATCAGAACGAGGATGATGCCAAGTACAACCTCATTCTTGCAGTCATAGAAGAGCGCTTAGCTCTTGTTACCTACCAGGCAAAAGCATTCTGTTTTGGGACTTTCACCTCAGCTCTTGCCCTCGGATCAGCATAATCATTAACCTTAATTGGTATTATAAAGGCGGGCTTTGTCCCGCTTTTTTGTTTTTATGCCGAAATATGGCGATAACAGTACCAAAACGCAAAACATTGTTTATATTTGCAGTACAATACAATCCCATAATGCAAACCAAGATAATTAACTTAGATTTTCGTACCGATCGGTGGGAGACCGTAGTACCTGAAGTTAATCGTTTTGGTATCACAGACATAGAGCGGGTAGACGCTTGCAAGGGCGGATATATGGGGTTCAACCGCTCAGTTAAAAAGGCTTTACAGGGTGATGGCGAACTAATGTTATTCGAGGATGACGTTAGGTTCATAAACGGAGGCACACTTCAAATGTCATTAGAAGCTCGTGCAACACTGCCCGATGACTGGGACTTGCTTTACCTGGGAGCTAATATAAGGAGCGCGCAAAACCGCTATAACGACAAAGTTTACCGGATAACCGATAGCTGGACTTCACACGCCATACTTTATAGCGTTAAAGGCCGGGCATGGTGTCGTGATAACTTCGATCCTGAAAAGGGAATGATTTATGACGAGTGGCTACGCACGGTGGTGCAGCAACAATTGCAATGCTTTGTAATGTGTCCTATGATAGCCGTTCAGGATGATAACTGGTCGGATATTTGGGAAGCATCAGCAGTTTACGGAATCGAATGGAGTAGTAAATATTTTGTATAAAAAATGATAATAAAATGAAAACAAAACCAGAAAGAGGAACAGTAAGAATCAGTTTAGAGGATTATAAAGACCTCAAAACAAAGGAGAAATCACTTAGTGATTTAATTGCCACTAACACTGAAATACATGTACCCGTAATGTATGAATCATGGTCATATTTAGGATATGCAGGTTCAGAAATAATTTTAATTACAAAGGACGAGGCTTTGCTGGCTTTACGGGATGAATGTAACAAATTAAGGAAAGAGAATTACAGGCTTGAATATAAACTTGCGATAAAGAAATCATTTTTTCAAAAACTTTTCGGATTATGAACATCCTCTGTCAAGTCCACGCATATCCAACCCGACATAACGCCGGTGCCGAATATTACTTACATTCAATGAATCGGTATCTCGTAAGCATGGGGCATGAAGTTAGCGTTATCACTCAGGATATATCATGTCGCGAGCTTGACGGAGTGAAACTATATGAACAGCAACCAGAAACGGAGTTCGAGTTATCGCGGTGGTGCGATATTATCATTACCCATTTGGGGCGAACAGGCAGAGCGATGAACACGGCTAAGAACTTTAACAAACCGGTATATGTTATCCTTCACAATACGTTTACTAATCGAATTGTGGAAGTACGGAGCGATGTAGGATTGATAGCAAATTCACAATGGTGCCGGGAAGATTGCCGCCGACAGGGATATGAACACCGGATAGCGGTATTGCGCCCGCCTGTTTTCTTTGACGATTATAACTTCATACCTACAAAACTGCGCGAATATATCAGCCTCATAAACTTATGGGAGCGTAAAGGCGGCGTTATATTTAATAATATTGCAAAGGCGATGCCTGAGCGTAAGTTCTTAGGAGTAAAAGGTGCCTATGGAGATCAATATACAGGCAGCCTGCCGAATGTAACCTACACGGAAAATACGCCATATATCAAACAAGCATGTTACGAAAAGACACGTATATTACTCATGCCTTCAGTCTACGAATCATACGGGCGGACGGCTGTCGAGGCTATGTGTTCGGGGATTCCTGTTATCGCCTCAGACACCCCAGGGTTAAGGGAATCGTTGGGCGATTGTGGGGTATATATCCCACAGGATGCGCCTATCTCAAAATGGATTGAGGAAATAAAACGTCTTGACAATGAAAAAACATATAATGAACTATCTTTGCAATGTATTGAACGTGCAAAGATGCTGAACGATCAATCATTGGACGAACTGGAAACAATAAACGAATTTTTGCAATATGAGCAAGTACATAGCACTTAGGAACTTCGCTAAACAGCAAGGCATGGTATTCATCGGGGCTATCTTAGAGTTACCCGATGAAGTGGCAAAGGAATATAAACGGTTAAATTTGATAGCCGATTATGACCCGGAATCCGAAACGCAGTTACCGGAAAAGGTAATAACGGGCGCGCCTAAATTTGTACGGCAGGAATCAGGTAAACCGAAAAACACGAAACGCAAATGAAGCTATTAACATCAACTGAAGTAACTATAGAGCCGGTACTTGCCGCCGATCTTAAGGCGTGGCTTTCGCTGGATACGGATTCACAAAATACACTTCTCGATCAGATCGCGAAGGCAGCCCGGAAGAAAATCGAACATCTTACAGGCATGTCTATATGTGAGCGCGTGATAACATATACAATCGAGATGCCTAATTACGGCGTTCTTGAACTGCCATATCCTCCGATAGTATCAGCGCAAACGGTTAAGATAATTAATACAGATGGGACGGCTGAAACTGCTTCAGCTACCGATTATGCCGTTGCTGATAACTGCCTGTATTATGTAGGTGGAATTGGTTCAATAGTGGAGGTAACATATAAGGCAGGAATTGCAGCCAATGACAGCGAAAAACAGTTGATATTAAAGCAGTCAGCATGGGATTATACGCACCGTGGCGACAATATGACCGTACTTTATGCTCCTGATGTTATGGAAGAGATACGGCAAACAACTATAAACAACGGATTCTAATGTTTATACCTATAATCGGTCAACTCCGAAACCGCCTTACGTTCCTGAAGGACATCATCACACCCGATGGCTCAGGCGGGTTTTCATCCGTGAAAGCTACTGACTTTGAATTGTGGGGTTATAT